GACGCAAACGACTAAAGGAACGGACCTAAAAATCCAACTACTTTAGGAGTAACTACTATGAACACACTTAATCTGATCAAGAAGCAGATCAACAAAGCAGCTGCTCTTCACAATGCACAGATTAGTCACACTGCATATCGTGGTGTTGAGTATGATACACGTTGTGTTGAGTCAAAGGATCCCCATGGAACCTTCTGCTATCGTGGAAAGACTTACACCAAGTGATAGTTGCAAAAACCATCAATGGGTGATATAGTTGGGGGTATTACTACCCCCATTTTTTTATGGAGAAGGATAAGTTAAAACTTATAGTAAGAAACCTTAAACTCTTGGTTGAAGCTCTGGAGTCTGAAGTTTATTCAGATGTAGAAGCATACAAGACAGAGTATCAAGCACCAATTACAGACTATGAGGAAATCTTTGATGACGATGATGGATACCCAGACTAATGATGATTGGAGATACTCTGAACAAAGAATGAAACTCAGAGGTTCTTGTCTCTCTATCTTGCTCAATAAATATGGAAGTGCTAGGATAGATGAGCAATCTTATTCTACAAAAGACATCTATGAGTGTGTAGACACTTGGATCTCACAAGGAAACAAGAGAACTGATGGGATCACTGCATACTTCAAAGCATACTTTGGGGGCAATACTAATGTATGAAGAACTAAATTGCTTTGAAGAAGCACTCAAACACTTTGGAACAAGAGTTGAGTTTGCTATTGCTATGGAAATGGGAAGAAAACTTTCTCCTGAAGATGCCTATCAGATTATCAAAGAAGAACTTAAGGAACTTAAAAAGGTTAGGAAACTAGAGAAGCAATGAAAGTAACATTACTGTCAGTCACACCAGATGCAGAAAGGCATATTGCATATTGTGCACGTGTAAGCAACCCTAGTAACCAGGGTAATGATTCATTTGAAGGACTTCTTAAGTATTGCATCAAGCATAAGCATTGGAGCATCTTTGAGCAGGCATTCATGACCCTGGAGATTGAAACTACCAGGGCAATTGCAGCTCAGATCCTGCGTCATAGGTCTTTTACATTTCAGGAATTTTCACAGAGGTATGCTGACTCAAGTCTTTTAGGTGAGAAGATTCCTTTGCCTGAACTTCGTAGGCAGGATACTAAGAATCGTCAGAACTCTATTGATGATCTTGATCCATTTGAAGTTCAGAAACTAGAGAGGCAAATGCAAACTCTGTTTGATTCTTCCATGGCACTGTACCAACAGATGCTTGATCGTGGAGTGGCAAAGGAATGTGCTCGTAATGTTTTGCCTTTATGTGTTCCCACCAGAATGTACATGAGTGGCTCACTGCGATCTTGGATGCATTATATTGATCTGAGGTCTTCTAATGGCACACAGAAGGAGCATATGGACATTGCTAATGCTTGCAAGGCAGTCTTCACAGAGCAGTTCCCAACCATTGGCACTGCCCTTGACTGGTCTTAATAAATATACATACAATTGAGGTGAAGTATGGCAACATATCCTGTTAAAAATAAGGATACTGGTGAAACCAAAGATGTGGTTATGAGTATTCATGATTGGGATCAGTGGAGAGAAGATAATCCTGAATGGGAGAGATACTACACACCAGACAATGCTCCTAAACTTGGAGTAGAAATTGGTGAAACATTTGGTAAACTCTATACCAAACATCCTGGATGGAAGGATGTCATCAGCAAAGCAAAACAACAACCAGGTTCTAACCTGAAACACTACGACTAATCAAGTATGCCAAGAAAAAGTAAGTCAGGAATTGGAAGCACTAATCCAGTGCCTTTTGGTATGAGCAATAAAGTGATGAAGAGAAAGAAACCAATCAATCTAGATTACATCAAAAAGATTGAACCCCTGACTGACAATCAAGAGGCTTTCTTTGAACAGTATGCAGAGGCACAGAACATGGTTGCCTATGGTGTTGCTGGCACAGGTAAGACCTTTATCACCCTCTACAATGCCCTCCTAGATGTCTTGGATCCCAAGACACCCTATGAGAAAATCTACATTGTCAGGTCTCTTGTAGCAACCAGAGAGATTGGTTTTCTTCCTGGAGACCATGAGGACAAGTCTGCACTCTTCCAGATTCCTTATAAGAACATGGTCAAATACATGTTTGAGATGCCTGATGATAATGCGTTTGAGATGCTTTATGCTAACCTGAAAGCACAAGGAACTATTAGTTTCTGGAGCACATCATTTATTAGAGGCACTACATTTGATAATGCTATCATCATTGTTGATGAGTTTCAGAATCTCAACTTCCATGAACTGGACTCTATGATTACTAGGGTTGGTGAGCAATCTAAATTGATGTTCTGTGGTGATGCTACTCAATCTGATTTGGTGAAGACTGCTGAGAGAAATGGTATTGTGGACTTCATTAGAATTCTGAAGAACATGCCATCATTTAGTATGGTAGAATTTGAGGCAGAGGACATTTGTAGAAGTGGACTTGTCAAAGAATACATTATTGCAAAAAATGAGTTAGGTTTATGACTTTTAACCATGTTGAAATTGATTATCCATCTCTCTCCAGGGAGATGATTGATGGAGTTAGGTATTATGATACACCAAATGGTAAGAAGTTAGTTTCTATCACTTCAATCATTAGTCACTATAATCGTGAGATCTTCAGAGAATGGAGAGCAAGGGTTGGTAATGATGAAGCAAATAAAATTACCAAGCAAGCAACCAGCAGGGGCACTGATATGCACACCTGCTCTGAATACTATCTCAGAAATCTGAAAATTCCAGAAGTTCAACCTTTGTCAGAGTTTCTTTTTAAACAAGCAAAACCTGACCTAGATAGGATAGACAATGTTCATGCTATTGAGCAGTCATTGTTCAGTTATGAACTTGGTGTAGCTGGTAGTGTGGATTGTATTGCTGAATATGATGGTGAACTTGCTGTGATTGACTTCAAGACAGCAAAGAAACCAAAACCCAGAGAGTGGGTGGATCATCATTTTGTACAGTGTGCTGCTTACGCTTGCATGTTATATGAGATGACTGGTATAATGGTAAAGAAGTTTGTGATTATCATGTCATGTGAAAATGGCGAGGTGAAAATTTATGAAGAGTACAACAAAAGAAAGTACATCAACCTTCTCTCAAAGTATATTAGAGAGTTTGTTGAATTCAAACTACAGGAATATGCAGCAACCTGAAGAGAACAGTATTGACAAAATTTTAGAAAGTAAGTTCTACTGCTCTCGTAAGTTTGCAGAGGAGATTGAGTCTATTGCGCATGACAATAATGGCATGAGTTATATTGATGCTATTGTATTCTTCTGTGAGAAAAACAATGTTGATGTTGAGTCCATCCCCAAACTAATCTCTAAACCTTTGAAGGAAAAACTTAAGTGTGAAGCAATGGAGTTGAACTTGCTGAAGAGAACCTCCCATGCTAAACTTCCCTTATGAGTTTATTGGTGATGTATGGGGGTTCCCAAGGTGAGTCCATTTGATGCTTACAGGTCTTACTTAGGACTAAAGAACCATTTTACAAGAGAGTCATATGATTATCACAAATATTGTGGTAAGTCACGTGCATCCTTACAAAGTTTCTACAAGCGTAAGGATAGATTTTTCTTTGAAAAATTGAGTAGGCAAAAAGATGATGGTGAAGTTATTGAATTCTTTGTCTCTAATTTTGTTTCTTGTGACGATCCTCAGTCTCTTTGGATTGGTGAGATCGTCAGAAATGGGGAGCAGAACTATACAGACTGGAAGAAGAGATTACAATCACTTAGCTATACCTTTAAGACTGAGGTAGAGAATAACTTTGAAGGTAAAAACTTTGATGATATGTTTAAGATTGTTGGGACAAAGCATCCCCCTATCATCAGAGAGCACCTTGGTAAGAACATCTCACTTGAGACAATGGTTATACTTAATAAGATTGTTAGTTTTAAACCAAGGTTTGATGCCAAACTAGATGATCCTGTGTGGAAATTCCTCTCTATGAGGATGGATAAATACAACGCATTCCTTTCTGTGGATGTGTTTCGCTATAAGAAAATTTTGAAGCAAGTAGTTTGTGGAGAGTAATGAGTTTCTTTCAATCAGAGTTTGTTCAGGAAGAGTTAAAAGTTATTTCTGAACTGCAAGAACAAATTTATGAGAAGGTTTTTTCTTTTGCTACAATGAGTAGTTCAGATAAACTAGAACATGTAGAAATGTTAGAGGACTTGCTGAAAAAGCAACAAATCCTCTATACTAGAATGAGTCTGTCTGATGACCCAGAAGCACAGAAAATGAAGGAGCAGATTATTTCTTCTGCTAGACAACTTGGATTTCCACCTGATGTGGATCTTGGTTATGTGTTTTCCAATATGGCGAATATTGTAGAAAACATGAAGAAGTCCATTAATGAGTCTACTTGACAACCCAATCAAAAAATCCTATTATTCATGGTTCAAGAGGCTACCCAAACCTCAACAAAGCAAAGGGACAAAAGCCAAATACAACCAATACGGAGTATACCAAATGTCTTTTTCAGACCTCAAGAAGCAAAGTTCTTTGGGCGCTTTGACCAGCAAACTGGTTAAAGAAGCTGACAAGATGAATAACAAAGGAGGTGGTGCTGATGACCGCCTGTGGAAGCCAGAGATGGATAAGTCTGGCAATGGATATGCAGTGATTAGATTCCTGCCTGCACCTGATGGAGAGGATCTCCCTTGGGTCAAACTGTTCTCCCATGCATTCCAGGGACCTGGTGGATGGTACATTGAGAACTCCCTGACCACTATTGGTGGAAAGGATCCTATTGGTGAACTCAATAGGGAACTGTGGAACAGTGGCAATGATGCTGATAAGGACACTGTTCGTAAGCAGAAGCGCAAACTCTCCTTCTATGCAAACATCTATGTTGTAAAGGATCCTGCTAATCCTCAGAATGAGGGTGGTGTATTCCTTTACAAGTTTGGTAAGA